CCTCGTGCATACAATTCTTACCGCCTTTGCACTCGCCGCCCTTGCACTTAGGGCATGATTTCATACCTTTCATTTTTTAGCCTTTTTAGGTGGTTTTGCAGTCTTAGCCGCTTGCTTGAAGTCGGCTTTAGTAGGAGCGCCCTTAGTACCTGGCTTATTCATCTTCTCGCCAGAACCCTCGGCTATGCGCTTACGTTTAGCGGCAATATTGCTGTAGAGGCCGGGTTTCATTTCTTACCCTTAGCAGCTTTCTTACCTTCGCTTATCATAATTGCAACTGCTTGTTTCTTAGACTTAACAACAGGGCCACCTTTACCAGAGTGCAAAGTACCTGCCTTAAACTCGTTATATACTTTGCTCATCTTTTTCTCGGTTTTGGTCTTCTTCATTTAACAATTCTCCTAGCTGTAATTGAAGTTCCTGCTCAGTCACACCATAAGCCCTCTCAAAGGCTTTACGGCCTAAGCCGTGATAACCTGAGTTTCCTCGATGATGAGTCGGGCATAACGGCAGGACGTTATCGTGCGAGTTCCTTACTCCCATCCCAAGACCTAAGCCTCGGATATGGTGAATCTCAGCAGGTGTGCCAGGATAACCTGCTCTATAGCAGATTATACAGCCAATGTCAGCAACTTTTGACAAGTATTGTGCTTCTCTTTTACGCACGATTTTTACCTTCTAGCCGCTTCTGAGCCAGCTTTACTATGTGTTTTATCTGGTCTGGGTAGTAGTACCAAAGGTTACCGAATGACTGCAACCCAATTTCCTCAATATCCTGATCCGTTAACTTTCGCAAGGTTAGCGGCAATTCGCTCTTGTCTAGCAAGGTTTGTTGGATCATAGTCGGCGAATCCGTCTACGTCACCGCACTCTGGACACTCAGTGAGAGTATCTTCTGTAAACGAGCATTTGCCTCTAGGTATCTCATCCCAATCGTCTATAAATCCGCATAAGCAACATTGAGCCAGATTGCTATCGTCAACTATGTATTTGTCGTTCATATTATCCTCTTATTGAGTTGATCTATCCAGACCTCTATTAGACGCTTCCTGTGAGCGCCAGACATCGATTCTAGCCTGTGCTGCTACCAACATCCACCTAAGCGTCTCTGCCTTCTCTACGGCCTCTTTAAGCCCGTCCAGCACTGCTAGATACTCTGGATGGCTGTAAGCATAATTATCCTTGTCGGCAATAGTGTTCCCCATTGCTACAGAGAACAACATTGCTTTCTTGCTTTTACGGAATTCTTCAAGGTAGGTAACCTGAGCCTTGGCCTGTGCGTATTCAGCAGAGTGCCGGATCATGTAGTCGATAGCCTCATGGGGATTAATCTGTTTCATATTCGCAATCATATTTATTTAGAGTATAGGATAGGGCGAGGGGTTGATCTTTAACACCTTTCCCACACTGGCTAATCCCTCTCGGGGCTACATTCATCTTCCAAGGTGACCGTATCGTGGCCCAACCGTTCATCAACCGTTCTACCTTGTTTATGCAAGTACCTGTAGCAAGTCTGCTGCGCCGCCCTATCAATATAGCGCACTCGGTTTTCTTGGCAGCAACCCCGAACATGGGTTCATTCCTAACGCGACCAGTACGACCTAGACAATAAAAAAGCCCTCTAGGTTTGGCTCTCACGTGTAACGGCACGTCCCTTGCGGGTAAAGAACCAAAGCTAAAGGGCTTTGATTTTTTCTATGCCGTTACATAGACAATTAAATTATAGACCATTATTTTGTTTTTGCAACGCCTTTAATTCAACTATTTTCTTCAATATAGGAATAGCCTTGCCTACAGGCAACCTAGTTGCCAATTCCTCGTAATACTTGATCTGATCGCCAATCGGCATATCAGATACCTTACTTAGCAGCGTGTTGCCATACATAGTCGATAGCCTTAGCAAATTGCTTTCTTGTTAACGATAGCTGTAAGTTATCAGTAAGCACCAGACCATCGCCCACCTGCTTTAAATCGCTACCAGACAAGCCCCACTTGCCAGACTTCTTATGTCTTTCATCTACCTTTAGCATGGCATCTAGCCCTATCCGTATATCCTTGGCCTGATCTTCCTTGCCATCAGCGTTAGCAGCCACTAACCCGATATTAAGCCTTGCGACTATCGTATGCCAGCTCTCAACATCTCCGTAGCCCTCTCTTAGCTTCATTAGTTCAGCATGGGGAGCCAGTTGCAGGGCTGTTTCTGATTCTGCGCTATGCCTTATTGTCAGTGGTATCGTTCTTGGTACGTATCTTTTAGGTTTTCTTGGTTTCTTATTTGATGGCATTTTTAATCACGCTTAACGCTTCCTCTATATTCCGAACAATAGCCGCCTGACCTTGCCAGTCTGCGTGCCAGATTATTTGTTGTGGTGTCAGCTTCCCATCACCCTCTTTAATTTCCATTAAGAAATTGTATTTAATGCCTTTGTTTGTATGACCTATTAGAATGTCAGGGCATCCCTCACCTACCTTATGCAAGTGCTGGACTGTGTAGCCCTCAGCTCGCAGGGCTTTCACAATCTCACTCTGGTTCTTGTCTACCCTGTAAGCTCTCATTTAGTCACGTTCCATTGATTAGTGCGTTTTTGGGCATCCCAGTTTTCCAACAGAATACCGCCCTTTCTTCTATCAGCATTTGACTTCTTTTTTAACGTCTGGCGTTCAGATAAAACTTTGTCGCTTCTAAAGTAACACTCAATCCCATTCATCCAATCTAATGTTTTTATATCTTGGCTCTTATCAGTATCCCATAACCTATCTGCTAAAGGCTTCATATTGTTGGCAACCATAACCCTGACTTGTTCTGCCCAACCAATCTTTTTAGGGATACGTTTTAACTGTCTATCCATCAATTTAATATCGTAAGGAACAAGCCATTTCTCAAGCTCCGTCATACGGATACCAGCCCTGAAAGCCTTTATTAACATTGCGTCATATATTCTTTGCTTATCCACGCCAATCTCCTTTTATTCCCCTGTTTCCCTTAGCCCACTGCTCTTTGCAGTCATTGGCTAGTTTATCTGCGACTACATCACCTCGGGCTTTTCTAACCCTAGTTAGGTATTCAATAACCTTGTTCCTGTCTTCTGATCTCCAGCGTAACACTTGCCGGACTTCGCACTGGTGTCTGTGGTCTTCAACTGCATGAATTTTCAATGAAATTTCATCCACTAAATCGGCCTTTGTTATCAAAATCCATCGGCATTAGCCCCAAATTCTCTACAAACTGCTGGCTTGCTGCGTTATACCAAAGACCGTACCATTCCTGAGCCTCACCATTACGCTGCTTCTCACACATTAAGTAAGCATCTGGCTGCGTCTCATCTACCTGTTCACCACGGCTCCTCATGTTCTCTTTCTTCTTATTTCTCCACATTAGGAACACATTGTCCACCTGATCCGAGATAGAACCTGAACCCTTCAAGTCGTTCTTGTTGGGCTGCTGTTCCTCGTTAACTAGCTTGCGGATATGGTGAACTAAGTGAATGTGTACCGAGTGATCCCTAGCCAGTGCCGTTAGCTCGTCAATAAAGTTCTTCTGCCCATTAAAGTCATCCTCACCCTTAACGCACTTCATTAGACTGTCGATAAATATATGCTTTATGCCAAGCTCCATAGCGCAATACCTTGCCATAGCTATAACTTTATCGGTTGACGTTGTACCCTGCTGATCGTAAAGAAACAATTTGTCAGAAACGTACCCATCAAATCTGACAAAAAGGTTGTTGATATATTGCTCACGGTCATTACTTAGCGGGTTGTCTATGTACTCACCAGAGAACTGCCTGACCATTCTCTCAAGGGTTTTCTCAGGCTTCATCTCAAAGCTGGCTATGCAAACCCTCTGGCTTTGACGGATCAGGTTCAAAGCAATCTGCCCAGTAATCAGCGACTTACCACCACCGTTACCACCAGCGTAAACAGTGACCTCACCGTCCCTGAACGCAAAGCTAGAATGCGTCTTAGGCCAAGGTAATACTATCTTTGTTTCATTTTTGCTATTTAAGTAATTATGCTTTATTACTTCAGACCATTCCGTAGCGCGTCTTACTTTTAACGTAACATCGTTAGCATGTAGATACTTCTCTACATCAATGACTTCTGACTTAATCAGTCTGGCTTTCCTAGCCTCGTCTAAATCTATTGCGCGATCTTCTAAGCTCATATTGTCCTCAATTAATATAATTAGCTGCTTCGTTGATTCTTTCAAAAGCCGTTTTAAGCCGTTTTCTATCGGTGTCTGATACCTGCCTACCCTCGGATAAATCAAACGCAGCCAGTGACGTTAAAAGTGCCTCAAAATGGATTATTTTAAGCAGGTCTGTCGCATAAAATGGTCTACGCTCAGGTTTTTGTCGCTGATTGTCAATTGAGTAACCAAGTTTGTTTTCTTTAGGAAACAAGTCTCCGATGTCCATTCCGACAGCAGCAACTACTTCGTAAGCAGAACAACCACCAAAGCACTTGAGCAGAATGCGACCATCGTCAAGGTGAGTGATTGCTAGGCTAGGGCTTCTGTCTTCGTGAGCAGGACAACAAGCAGTCCACCGGCCTTTGGAGCCTTTAACTTTTTCTAAGCGGTTAAGTAGATTGCCGATCATAGTGCGCGTCTCCCCATATTCGTTACGTTAGTTGTAGTCGCTGATATTTCGTCTTCCCAACGTTTTGCATTAAGCCATGTAGAGGCATGAGGGACAAATTGAATATCTCTACTAGGTAAGCCTTGATGATTAATTGCTTTAATCAATATTGCCAAAAACTCATCATTCATTTTTAGCTTTTTAAAGGCTTTCCAAGCTGGATCTTTTGCTGTCTTCTTTGGATAGCATTGCCAGAACTTAACGAAATGCTCACTATATTCTCTGGTAGTCTCTGTATTTACAGTGTTATCGCAAGTCTTTCTTTCTCGATCTTGCAAACTTTGCGAGATGGTGTGGTCAAGAAATTCATAGTTCAAACGGTAGTACAAAGTGTGATCCCAAGGGCTTTTGCTCCTTTTCTCAGCGATCAAAATACCGTCTTCACGAAGACCTTTAAGAATAGAAAAAATTGTCCTTTCAGACCAAAAAGGAAACTGCTTCCTCCACTCAGGGATGGTGTTATATACCCACGAAAACCCATCATCCGCAACGTCTAACTTACGTGACCAGTATTGAATCTGCTGAATTACAATTGCCTCGTTTAAACCATATTTGACAGCCAATGATGGTAAAACGAGCAGAGGATACTCGTTAATAAGGAGATTACTCATCTTCCACCCCTTCATTCCAAGCTAACTCAATCTCATCTTTGTTCTTAAAAACCCAATGCTCAATTCTTGAAAACTGATCCAAAGTGAGAAAAATACATACTGGCTCACCAAATTCAATAGCATCCTGTCTTATCCCAATCTTGCCGCCAACAGTTATAAAAACTTCAACAGCTTCAGTTCCCTTGATTTCCATAGCTTTTTCCATAAAAAAAAGCCCTAGGAGAGACTCTCACCAATTAAGGTGTTGGCAGACTGGCGGGTAACCAGCAGAGTCCCTTCTAGGGCTTACCCATAAACGCGCTGCCAAGCACGCAATTACTATACTTTAACTCCCCTAAGCTGGCAAGTCCTGCAAACATTAGCGTCCTTAAACTGCATATTGCTGCGAGACCGCTTGCATCCTGGACATACTTTCATCCCAAAATAGTTAGTTTTGGAGGGTTCCTGCGAGCTTGCTGGTGCAGGTGTAGAAGGTTCGATTTTCAATTGTTTGATTCCGTGGTGATTTTTTCGGCAGAAACGTTGATAACGGCTTAAATTCTGCTTGATACCTTGGTGGAACTATCTCCATTACCGTAGCCTCTTTAGCTGGCTGACCAGTCGGGAAGTACACATTGCCAAGGATACGAAGTTTCGCATAATTAACTAAAGTCTGCAATTCTGACTTCAGCTCATACGTCCTCAAACAACCAAATAGGCCAAAGTTCGTTAATAAGACATCAGCAGTCATCCCGCCATGTTTATGGAACACCTCTAGGATTTTCTCTCTACGAGTCATAGCTTATGTCCCCTTATGAGTCTGCATTTCTCACGATCCTGATAATTAAAGTCTGGGCTAATCTCAGCAAAAGCACAATTAGATGGCTTAAACCCACGCTCCTGAGCCTTCAGACTCCAGTAAATAGCCAATGCCCCACAGGTAAACACAAATATTAAAATAGCAATTTCAGCAACTTTCATATTTCCTCCGTTAGTTGTGCTGCCGAAATATAGTGGGGCTATCCTTAGATTCTGTCAATAGTATTTTTATATAGGAATATTGCGCTTGATTAAAACTATTCATTGACACAGTTATTGCATTGGTGCATTATCTCTACATCGACACAGAAATTAGAACTCAACTTTTTCCGGAGGCTTCCATGTTTTCAGTCAACCAAATCGTAGCTGGCAAAAACGCTGGTGTATTCGTAGTCTTGTCATTTCGTATTGGTGCTGACGGCGAGCGTTGGGCGAACCTGAAGGAAATCAATCCTGTAACGCAGAAAACTTATCCCGGTGGTTTGTCTCTACCAGAAAGTGCTTTGCGCCAGTACCAGTAAATTAAATACCCGCGGAAACTCGGGTTAGTAGCACAATATCAATCAATAGGAGACCAATATGAATATCGACGAAATCAAAGCCAAGATGGACGAACTTCTCAAAAGCAATGAACATTGGAAAAAATGCCAGGACGGTAGCTACGAAATGGCTTTGTTCATGAGTGGGTACGACAAACTGAAAGAGCAATACAACGCATTAAAAGAGGCTCAGAATGGATAACGTAACCATTTCAGATGCCAGCACCACTGCATTTAAAGAAGGCATTGACCAGGGCATTGAGATAGCCCGTCAGATGCTTTGCAATGCGTTAGGTCAGGAAATTGATAGCTTTGGCAGGGCTTGTGCTCACGTTGATAAATTAATATGGGAGAAAGCACGTTATGAAAAAGCTACTATCGACGAATGACTGGTTTGCTAGACACCCAGTATGCTCTGGTGCAATAATGGTCTTTCTCTATATTTTGGCTAGTTCTCTATGAGCAAATCAATCCTAGACCCATCATTTAAATATGTCCCTGCTTCCAGTACCAATGTTGCTAAGACGTTTGCAAAGATTCGCCGTGAGATGCAAGCTAAGGCTAATCAGGTACAGACTGTTCAGGAAATCAAACCACTCAATATTGTGCAGTATAAAAAATTCAAGGGATAAATAATGTCTGAATATCAAGTTTACGCAAAGCTGCAAAAAGCTAGGATGATGCTACAAGCAGCGCCAATAAAGAAGTCAGGACACAATAAGTTTGCGGGGTATCAGTATTTTGAGTTAGGCGATTTTTTACAAACCATTAACTCTATATTCTATGAAATCGGACTCTGCTCAGTTATCAGCTTTGATAAAGAGCTGGCTACTCTACGCATTGTCGATACTGATAACGGTAGCAGCATTACATTTACTAGCCCGATGGCTGAGGCTAATCTGAAGGGCTGTTACCCTATACAAAATATGGGCGCTGTTCAGACTTATTCTCGGAGGTACTTGTACGTAAGTGCGTTAGAGATTGTCGAGCATGATTCGCTAGACGCTACAACAGGCCAGGATGCGCCTAGATCAGCAAAACCGATTACTAAGGATGTGTTCGATGGCATGACTAGTGACGAACAAGACGCTATCCGTAGCATTGGAGTGCAGGTTATATCACTGCTGGCACTAGACGATGTTGAAGGTGCTGTTCAGTATATTGAACAAGCAGAGTTAGATGCAGATTCCAAGACCGCCCTTTGGAGTCTGTTGGACAGTAAGCAACGGGCAGCAATTAAAAAATACACTACAAGGTAAATATATGGCTTTCGACAATAATAATCGTGGGATTTTATCTAAGAACCAGAACAAGACAGCAGATAATCATCCTGAATACTCTGGTTCTATCAATATAGATGGCACAGATTACTGGCTATCTGCATGGATTAAAGAGTCTAGCAAAGACGGTAAGAAGTTCTTTAGCCTGTCGGTAAAGCCTAAAGATGCTGTTAAACAAAAGCCTAAAGCAATGCAGGAAGATGATTTTCCTATGGATGACGTACCCTTTTGATCTACGGAGAGAAAGCAAGCTGGCAGGAGACTTTGGTCGGTTCACTCCTTCTTGTGAGTATCTCCACCTTTTTGGGGAAAGCGGATGCTGTGAAATGGGTAGCTGGAACTTAATCACTGCCAGCCACAGACGTAGCGAGTACCCACCTAATACGCCTAGCCGGTTGTGGCGAGTAACACCGGCAGCAGGGGCTGAGTCCTCCTTTGAAGTAGTCTCCAAAACTCAGTGACCCTGCATTGTTTATAAAGTAAAGACTGTATACAGCCGTATAAATTGCTATAGGAGATAACTTTGAAACTGCTAGACGAACTGCAAAGCCGCTTTGAGATCAAGAATGATCGCCACCTGGCTGCAAAACTTGGTATATCCACACCAGTGGTTAGCCGTGTACGCAATGGCAAATGTGCTGTATCGGCAGAGATTATGATCCGTATCCATGAAGTATTCGGATTGCCTATTGCTGAGATCAAGGAACTTTGCCAATGAGCTGGGCAGGTACAGAACTTGAAGTTATCAGGTGGTCTGAGGCAAGAGGCATCATAGCCAATTCAGATTCTAAGACGCAGCTACTCAAAGCCGTATCAGAAATAGGAGAGTTAGCAGATGCTATTATTAAACGGGACAGACCTGCTATTGTTGATGGTATTGGTGATCTGCTTGTATGTCTTATTAACGTGGGGGCTTTAGAAGATATAGACCTGACCCGTTGCCTAGAATCTGCCTATAACGAGATTAAAGACCGCAAAGGCTATTTAAATAAAAACGGAGTATTTATCAAAGATGAATGACATAAATAACCCAGCACACTATACCGATGGCGGCATTGAAACCATTGATTTTATTGAAGCTAAGAAACTAGACTTCCATCTAGGCAATGCAGTTAAATACATATCCAGAGCAGGTAAGAAAGAAGACAAGCTCAAGGATCTACTAAAAGCCCAGTGGTACATTAATCGAGCAATTAATAACGAAAATGCAAAAAGTTAATCAAGAGATATACGCTAAATTAATAAAGTACCTAATAAGCAATGATGCAACATTAGGCCAGATAGCAGATAAGACCGGACTTCATGTTATTACTGTCGGCAATCTTATGAAGACATTTAGAAAGCATAAGTTAGTCCACATCTGCGAATGGAATGAAGATAGGCTAGGCAGGGATCAGACGATGGTAATCCGTTGGGGAGAAGGCAAGGATTTAAAGCGGTTTAGAATGTCTAGCAAAGAACGGCAAAGGTTACACAGGGCACGTAAGAAACAAGTAAGTACGCACCCTATCAGCTTGATTATGCCTTTATAAGTGCTTTACTAATTCTCTTTGTAAAGAAACTTTTTTTACTTTTAATTGTGGTGCAAGCCAGCGTATAAATTCAGATATTGACTGAAAAGATTGTCCTTGAAATTCAATCTTTACATTAGTTGTTTTATTATTGGCTTGCCCATAATCATCAGCCCATCGAACATTTCCATGCTCATAACCTTTAGAGTTATCAATCCTATCTATTGAATGCTTTTCTGATGGAGCAACACCAACATATTCACAGAATGCCTTTGGATCATTTAACCATTCATTGCATAAGAAAATTCCTTTTGCCCCATAATTTTTATAAGCTGGATCTTTAGGATTTGTGCATCTCTTTTTAATAGAACACCAGCTTTTGTAGGCTTTTGTCCCATAAAAACCATGTTTTCTAGGTATTTCATGTCTCTTTTCTGTTCTTATACATCCACAACTTTTAGTGTTTCCTTTTGTTAAATTTAAAGCAAGTGGGGATGTTTCTTTTCCGCAATCGCATAAACAATTCCACCGTCTATTTCCAATATAATTTTGAGCTATAAGCCGCCCAAATCTTTTTCCAGTAAGGTCAATTAATTTCATGTAATTATTATACATGGAATCAAACTTTAATCAACTGGCCTCTAAAATATACTTCGCCAGCATCTTCGTTTATAACCTCTACTAGCTCAGGTGGCATCAATCTTCCGTCAATAAAGGTAAGAACAGCAAATCCAGACCTATGATTGCGAGTTGAGTCCTCCGAATACTCAAACTGATCGCCCCAAACATTAGCAAGGCTTCCGGTATCGACCCCGTATCTCGTGCCTGTCAGATCAGTCCACGGCAAGACCTTGAGGGAATGAAGGTGACCGTTTACGGTGCTGATCCCTGATTTTAAAGTTGCGTTATATGCCGCATGAATTCCGTTATAAAGACGGTGCTTTATCTGTACAGAATTATTGACCATAATGGATGTAGAGAACTTCCATAGCGGGAAATGGTCAGTTAGGTTCATGCCTTGGATACCTTTGAACGAATCCCCCACCTGAGCCGCTAGACGGGCATTAAATCTTTGGTCATGATTTCCCCAACACCAATGTAGGGCAGCGCCTTTTGCGGCCTTCTCAACCTCTCCTAGACGCTCCTGACAGGTCTCTAGCTCTTGCTTTGCGGTAGGTGTTGATCCCCAGCCTGAAGGTGGATGTCGGGAGATACTAGAACCGTCAAATACATCGCCATTCATAACCACCATCCGAGGCTTTAAGTCCTTAATGATCTTTACGAATGCACGATGAGCAGTGCTGATAATGTCAGGCCAGTAATGGCAGTCAGAGCCAACAACAATAATTCCGTTATCTAACTTTACGTTTGTTCTAACATTGTTGTAAGCGTAGGTTACTTGGAAATCTGGACTTCTTTTGTCAGGACTAGCTAATATAATCCCGTGAGTCTTTTCTATCTTGCGCCTTCTGATATTTACGTTCCTAGCGCCGATATTTAATATCTTGGCTAATGCAGCTACAGATCCGTGTTTATTCCACAAAGCAATAAACTCCTGCTCTGTGCAAGCTGCTTTAGTCATAATCTTCTCTAATTTGAAAAACGATGAAATTCACCGCACCAGTCATCCCTGCCAACTATGGGGAAGGTACTGTCATAGTCATCATCACCCATATTAATCAAAGTCGGTGGATAACGTCTGCAATAGCCTAGATCTTCTTTTGGCTCAACCTCAAAGAATGAACAAGATTGACAAGCTGGCATCCAGTCTTCTTTTTTGGGCATTATAGTTTGTTGTTTTTGTACTCTGGCTCAACATCAAGAATCTCAAAAGAATCAATGTGCCATATCTTATTTTCGCCAGTCTCAAAGACAACTAAAATTGCATTGTTTCTTCTTGTCCAGCAAAACTTAACATAAGACTCCGTACCAAAGGCATAACCATCATTCATGCCCCTAGCACCACAATACTGATCCCTAGTCGTTATTACCGTCCAGCCACCAGCATTATTCTTAAACCCTGCCGCCTTTGATTCATCAGCGAAACTATAACAAGTTATTAATAACAAAACAATAGCGGCTAGGTTCTTCATGCTAGGCTCCTAAATAAAGGGCTTTCTCATCGTTCCGTCTTTTTACAAGACCAGGTAAAACCTTACCGCCGCCCTTTGTGTACTTTAGGAACTCTTTAGCAGCACCCTCATAATCACCCCGATTATGTTTCTGCCTCAAGGTGCTTCTCTGCAAGGCTCCTAAGCCTACATTAAAGGCAAAGCTGACCAGCGCATCCAACTGCCCTTGACTAGCAATAACAGGACAATAACGGGATACGCCTCGTATAAAACGAACAAGATCGGTTTTAAGAATCTCATCAACTTCCTCTGTGGAAAATATGCGGAAATCTTCAATCTTTAGTGGATACTTCATCCGGTCAGCCATGTTTAAATTACCCTGCTCAGGATACAGAACATGACCAACCCCAATAGTCCATAAAGCAGCAGGGCAGCGGTAAGGCTTATTCCTTACCCCCTCATGATGCTTCAGCATTTTTAAAGACTTATCACTAATCATTTGCCAAATGCCCGACCACCAAAATGAAACGCTATGATGGATGCAAACAGCGCCTGAGTCTCGTCATCCCAAAGCTGTTCTGCCATTTCCTTAAAAGAAACACCAGCCTCAAAGCCCTTGTAAGCCAGAACCGCATCCAGAGCGCATAGGAGGCCAAAGAAGCCATAAGTAATGACAGGACGTACCGAAGCCCTCAGATTCTTCATCCACTGGCTAGTGCCTTCTCCTAGCTTCATATCGTGGGCATAGATAGACTGCATCTCAGCCTGTTGAGCGCCTATCAGCGCCACTCTTTCATCAGAGGCAGACTGGACTTTAATCTCGTCGAGCTTAACTTCCTCGATACGCTGTTGGGCAGCAAAACCTTCTTTAGCCAAAGACAGTTCTCGCTCTGTCTGCATCTTGGCAAGCTCTAGCTCATGCTTCTTGTCCGACTTATCCTGAAAAAAGTCCAGAATCTTAGGCAAACCACCCATTAAGAACGATGTAAAAGTAGATAGCAAAGTAAGCATTAATCCCCCAAAGTAAACATCCAAACAATACCTAATATTATTAATATAGAAACTATGACACCTAGTGATATAGCAAACATATCTTGTATAAATTGAACCTTCTTAGCTTTTTGTCGCCTAGCAGCCATTTCCAGAGCTTTTAAATGTAGCTTATGGTCTGTCTCTCTTTGTCTACGGTCTGTCCTTAGCTTCTCTAGCCGCCCCATAAACTCGTCGTACAAGCCTGGCTCTTGAAACTGGTAAATAAACATCTCTTTTAGATCTTTGTAGAACTGCTTTAATTGCCGTTCAGCGACCATCATCTCAATGACGATCTCGTAATCATTACGGCTATCTTCTACAGGTGGATTTTCTTGAAGTTCTTTAGCGTGTGCTATGCCTTCTTCAGCCTTGCCAGCAGACGAAAAAAAACTAGTAAGCGCCCCTAATGATTCGTGAGCAGACTTACCAGCTTCAGCGCATTCCCTAATCTCGTCAAACGCTTCTTTAGCGACATCAAAAGCCGCCTTAGCCCCTTTAATTACTATCAGGGCTGTGGCTATTTCGATCATTTTGGCAATGTACCGTTTCCAGCCATCCAGAACATTAAACCTAATGCTCCAGCACCTACAACCCAAAATATTTTCTTAACGACAGAACGACCCACTTCCTCGTAGATCTTCTTAAATGCTACCTCAGCGGCTCTCTCAGCTATAGCCTCTATTTGATCGTCTGTGAGTGGAAGTTCTTTCATGATTACACAGTCCTTTTCCACATACGAACCACGATATATGGTTGCAAGTTAGCATTAGTCCCAGAAGAACCAGCAGAATTAATAGTTAAATTAGTAGATGCTGAATTTGTTGCGTAGGTTGCATTATTTCCGCGACCGTCGCCCACGCTAAAATTATTTGCGCCGCCGCCGGTATAACCATCAGTTCTACCCGCTATATTATGTGTATGTGGGGATTCACTTACTGTATGATTATGACTAACTACAATAGCATCAGCAGAGCCGCCTGTTTCCTCAGCCGTATCAAATGCCGCATTACCAGCATCTAGGCCAACCATAACTCGACCAGCACCAAAAGCTACCCAAGTACCAAAACCAAGCAATGTGGCAGGATTAGTTGCACTTGTTGCGTTTATGTAGATAGAACCAACAGGATAAACAGCAGCTAATGCAGTCTGAACAAACGCAGTCGTAGCAACCTTAGTTGTACTGTCACCAAATGTAGGAGTCGGAGCTGTTGCAGAACCTGTCAGTGCTGTCGTTCCAGTAACAACTAAGTTACCGCCTACCGTAAAATCATCCGCATCAGTACCTGTTTGCTGGTCTTTAAGCTGCGCCATAAGCTCACGGATAGCGTTATTAATACCTGACGGAGCGCAGCCCTCAGCTATGTTAATACCCGCTATATCGGTATTATTTGCAGGTGTAGAGCTAAACTCACTGATCTTGTTCTTTGCCATGATTAATCCCTAGTTTCAAACATACCGTAGTCAGACAGTAACTGACCTAATCCAGCCCAATATTTAGTTGATGTAGGAGACATTTGACGCAATTCTCTCAGTCTAGTTATACCGTCTGGACTCGTAATAATCTTGGATATTTGGTCTGCATTAGCAGCAGCATCTTTACGAATAGCCCAGTCAGAAATGAACTTAACTGGCTGATCCAATTTAATCCCACCAACAACCCTAGCCGCACCTGTTGTTAGGCTAGTTATTGGAGGATTCTTCATCAATTCTTCAGTAATTAACTGGTTAAATGCAGTGTCAGATCCTAGCTTCTTAACCCGTCCAGCAGCCTCAAGAACCTGAGATAGATCGCGTAATGCCTGATACTCCTGCTTTCCTAATGCCACACGAATAGCAGCCTTTGATTTTTCATCGCCAAGCAATATGTTTTGCCAGGTATTGCCAGTGTCAAACTTATCACCCTGCTGAGTCTTTGCTGGCTTCTTAGCAGCCATCCAAGCATCGTCAAGATAAGCCCGAACAACAGCATTCCAAGCGTCCTGACCACCGCCAGCAATAACCTGATCTTTAGCATAACGAACAGTTTCAGGACTAGGATTATCAAATATTCTACGAGAGAAATTCTTTAGATTATCCTTAGACATCTGAAGCAATGACGAGCCAGTAATGCGCTGATTAAACTCATTAATCGGAGCAGAAAGACGTTCAAACTCAGCATTGGCAGAAAGGTAATCAGGATTATCCTTGCCCATCTGCTCAACTAATGTATTCTTAATCTCTGCTAAATTACCTTGAATCTTCTTATCAAGCGACTTGAAAGCATCTTCATTAAACATTGAATCAAGCTCAAACTTGATATTTTGCAATACCGGCAATCTGTTCTCTACGCCTTTTTTAGTAATCTCCTGACCAGCCTCATCCAATGCAGGAACTTCTCTCTCAAAAAGACCCTTCATCTTTTTAAGATAACTAGCAGCACGACCGTTAGCTGGTTGTGTCTTTAAGAAATTATCAATCTTGCCAATAACAGGAGTAGTATCTACAGGAACGGATGCAGCAAAAGCACTTTCATAGATAGGCTCTGTAGCTACTTTACGCTCATCTATAAGTTGTTGTTTTCTAGCTTCTAATGCCTCAAACCCCATTGAACCAGCTTGAGCCTGATCCTGAACCTTGGAAACAGTATCTAGATAGTCATCAACGGCTGCTTGTACTTTCTTCTCACGCCCCTTGTAAAACTTCTGCATTTTTACCTGAGACTCTGGCACATTAGTAATGACTTTTTGCTGCGACATTAATGAAGCCAAGTTAGTAATTTCAGCAGGAGTCAAAGGAATATCTAAACGACCAGCTTTTTGGCGCAAAGAATTAACCAATGGCACGCTCATCTGTGCAATGTCTTTAGCTGTTCTACGCTCAATAAATCCCTTGCGGATTGCAGGAGCAGTCTCGCCAAGCAAAGATAAGCCACCAGAAATAGCTACCTCAGTAGGATTGACCTCTTGCCCACCAATCAATCCACCTAATTTTTGACGCAAGTAATTAGCAGCAGCAGCAGTTCCACCAGTAATACCACCAGCAGCAGCTACGCCTAAAGGCCCACCTAGCGTAAGCGGAGCACTAGCCACACCAGCAAGGATGTCAGGAACCATCTCTGCAACGTCAGGAGCGTAGTAAGCCGCTGTAGGCAATGCCCCTACAACCTCTTTATAGAACTTACCGTCTTCAGCCTGATACGCTATATCGCCATCAATGATCTGATAACGGCTCTCAGGAATACCACGTTGTTTAGCAAAGTAACGGACAGCAGCCATCTTATCCGTTGGGACACCAGCCATAAACGTAGTACCAGCACCGGCAGCCCTACGAGGATCAGCAATAGGCTTCGGCCCTAGCTCTGGGAATTGACCGCCTCCTGCCTGTTGACCAGATGTAGCTCTTTGACCAGAAAAAAAAGAAGTCGCATAATCAAAATCATCAGTAGCCTCTTGTGGCTTCTGTTGCTTATTAGCAAAGAACTGACCTGCATAATCAAATTCAGTCATGATTCACCTTAAAATGACACGCCAAATTCAGCAGCCAACTGACGGTTAACTGTGTTTAAATCTGCTGGTTTATTAGGATCAAGATTATATTGTTTAGCAATTTCTTTGGCGCGAGCCTGAACTATCGAGGGTATTTTATCAAGAGGAGTGCTTTCCCAATTTAGCCCTTTTCTCAATGAATATTGTTTGCGAGCAAGAGCATATTTAGTCTGAGTAATTGCATTATTTAGCTTTGCCTCAAATTCTGTTGGGCTATCACCACTAAATATATCAGCTCCAGCATTAGGCAATGTAGCAGTAATTCGCTCTGCTTCCTGAATGCCCATAGCAGCACCAGTAATATCCTTAATGGTTTGGTTAAGGTTTTGTAAAGCATTTTGACGATATTGGGAATACTGAGTAAGTTGATTCTTTTGTGCTTGAGGTAACCCAACAAACTTATCTCTAAGCGTATTCCATGCCTGTTTACCTCTAAACTGAATATTTTGATATTCTGGCTTATAAGAAAACTGAATATTATTAAGACGAGTAACAGCATCAGCAGTAGTAATTACACTCTTTTCAACGTCACCTCTAGTCGATTTACTAAGTTCACCTGTGTAAACAGATACATCAGTTTTACCTGCTTTACGCTCCTTTTCTCTTTGAGCAGCTAACCTAGGATCAAGTTGCTCACGTATTTTTGCGTCATCACTTAATATCTTCTCAGACTCAGCAATAATTTGATCTCTAGTCATTGTTGACGCTCTAGCAATAAGAGCATCAACACTAGGCTTCAGTGTTGGATAAATACCAGCAAACTGAGTAGGCAAAACTTTAAGCAAGTCTGCTTTATTAGCAACTGTTCCAATGTCAGTAACTACAGATATGTTACCGTCAGGTGTTATTTGATAGGCTTTATTTGGATCAAGTGAATTATTTGTAATTTCTTGCGCTGTCAATAATTTAGTTGTTCCTGTACCCTCAACTTTTTTATATTCACCAGAAGGCAATCTAAAGTATTTTTGTCCAGCACCAATAAATAAGCCTTCTGCTTTAGCTTGTTCATCAGTTAATTTAACTGCCTGTTCTGTTATTGGTATTTCACTAATAACACCATCAGCTTTAACTTGATAACGTTTATTCGGATCAAGACGATTTGTTACTATTTCTTCCGCAGTCAATGGTCTTGTTTGTTTTTCTGTACCACCAACCAATGAAGGGATACCACCTTTCATCGTCCACTTCCCACGATTAGGATCTAAACCCAATGCGGTTGCTTGCTCATCAGTTAGGATTTTCCCACCACTAAAGTCACCAATTACCCCACGTTTACTAGATACTAATTTATCATCTCTATAAAATAATTGCTCTTTAGGATCAATTCTGTCTGCTTCATCTTGTAAAAATTTAGCCGTAGGTGCATCACCCAAAGACATTGCCAATCCTGCTTTTTTACGCAGATCATTAGCTTTGGCAACACTAGCTGGATCAATTATTGGCGCTGCTTGTGGTTGAGCCTGAGGAGCCACTTGAGGAGCACCACTAGTAGGCATTGCGGCAGGAGTAACTGCTGGCTGACCTTCAGTGCCAAAGCCATACATCTTTGCCCGTTCCATAGCAAGCATTTGCTTAGTAGCTTCTTCAGGGTTAATAGCAAACAACTGAGCCAACTGAGGATTCTGTTGAGCAGCTTGCTGAATAGCCTTCAATCTATTAGCCGCTTGAGCTTGTGTTAGTGCTGCGCTTTGCAATTGCTGTTGCTGGACTACGTTCTGCAATCCCTGCTGATAAGCACCACCAGCCGCACCAAAGCCACCAGCCAATGCACCCAAGATATTCTCAGCAGCAGAGCGACGAGGCCCAGTTCTACCCATACCCTGAGCTAGTGAAAGACCAGCGCCTAGCAATCCCTGAATATTTGCCACGTTCTGCTGCTTCTGTACCTGTTCAGGCGTAAGAAGACCCATCCCAAGCAAACTCTCATAGCTTGATGGAGCAGCCGAACCAAATATATTAGGAATGTAATCTGTAATTGCCATATATCACCTAGATAAGCGAAACCTGCGGAACACCTACTTGGTATTGTGGTGCTGCTACTTGCATTTGAGTACCACGCAATAATCCTGGTGGCTGTGCTTGTCTTTGTGGCTGCTGCATCATCTGTTGGGCTGATTGCATTGCCATTTGAGTTAATACTGGGTTTTGTTGAGCAAATTGACCTACTTGACCAGCTCCAGAACCAACCTGCTCCATAAAAGACGGAGCCATTGAAGATGATTCAATATTAGGATTCAGTAATGATTCAAAAGTCCCGTAAGGTCTTTGTATTCCAGCAGCGGTAGCTTGCTCATACGTTAAAGGCTGACTTATCGAAATAGGAGCCGTAACATTGGAAAAAATACCTGGTGTAGCAGTTGCTCCAGTAGGAACAGCCTGACTAGCCCCCATTAGTGCATTTGCACCAGCATTAACACCAGTAGGATTAATAAAAGCAGCCGTAGAAGCACCAGCTCCTGTTAATGCGCTAGTAGTACCCGCCGCAGTACCAGCACTAGTTCCAGCCATTCCAAGGCCAGTATAAGTACCAGCAGCACCAGCACCGGCAGCAGCCCCAGTACCAGCAGCACCAGCACCAGCAGCAGTTCCAGCAGCACCAGCAGTGCCAGCTAATGTACCGCCAGCACCAAGAGCTGCACCACCAGTACCCCCAACTGCCGCACCAATCATTGCGTATTTTACTGGATCTTTACCTGTAGCAAGGGCATAGGTTGCCCCCGCTGCTGCACCAATCCCTGCACCTGGAGCACTCATTATTTACCTCCCCCTGTTGTCGTTGTAGACTTAGTTTCCAAAGGAGCACCATAGAAAACATTAGCAGCCTGTTGCAGTCTTTGCATTGGTATATCCTGAGCAGCCAACTGACCCTGTATAGCTTGCTGGCTATAACCTTCCTGAGCTTGACCTGCTTGCAATAGACGCTGAATATCAGCATAGTCAGCAGCAGCCATTTGCGGAGCAGCCTGAACAGCAGCCATCTGACGAGCACGTTCAGCCTCAGCCGATTGATAAGCCAATTGACCGCCTTGTTCAGCCAGAGATCGAGCAAATATATCCTGAGCCTGACCCGTCTGTTGACCTTGAGCAGCAGATCCATAGCGACCCATAGAGGAAGCCTGAGACTGTAGGTTTTGGATGTTGCGAGTATATTGTTCACCAGCCAAACGGTTAGACTGCTCCAAAGCACCCGCTAGGAATGGATTAACGCCCCGCCCTTGAATCGTAGCTAGTTGCTCTGCCTGAGCCGCACCAACTAGCGGAGAGCCAGCCTGAGCACGTTCAGCAGCCCGTCGAATAGCTTCTTGAGAATATGCAGATTGTTCAGGAGCCAAAGTTGCAGGAGCCTGTGGCATACCCTGATAAAGCCGTTGAGCTTCTTCTAAACTGTACGTTACAAACGGCTTAAACTCTTTGCCTATCTCTGTCGTGCTTGTTTCACCACCGCCGCCACCACCCATATCACACCTCGCATATCCATTTTCGAGGACGGAACCCATAGGCTTGCGCTCTACGACCCCATCCTGGCCTATGACTAGAAAATGTTAGGTATTTGAACCCCCCATCCCTAGCCATATTTTTTATAAATTGTAAACCTTTTTGCACTACTTGATAATCATTTTCTAACGTCCATGCAGCCCAAACGTGCAATTCCTTGTCTATGGGTTGCAGGATAAAGAAGCCATAAAAATGGGTATTCTTCAGTACCACCCACAGCATTGCCTTTTGGTTCCAACAATCCGTGTATACGTCTTCAGGTATCCAGTTTTCTGGACTCTTGGTTTTAATTTTATTCAAGCCAGCACGAAGGCTAGGCCACCAGTTGCGGAGTTGATCCACAGGAATATGTTTAAATTCTGTCATCCCACAACTATATACATAAAATCACAAACGTGGGCATTACTCGCATGGTTTATTACAGCAGAACCCTGAGATCGAGTACCTACCCATAACTTAGCCATTTCCTGAGCCGCTTTATCATTCATCGGTGTAAAAAGAATTGCTGAATCAAAACCAATTCTCGGATCATATAAAGTTGTTTGTGTCGCAGTTGTTGTTGTTGTGAAATACCCTGAGTTATTCGTCTTTCCATCCATAATTCCACGAACAACCTCGGAAACATCACGTTCAGACGCTCCAAAAGTAGGTAGAGTCCGGAACTGTACGTTTTTAGTTGTCATCGATTACCCTGTTTAACAACGTCAAACTCCAAACCAACCGCAGTCTCCCAGTTAGCACCGCTAGGAGTCAGTCTCAGACGATGATATTCGCCATTAGACCGCAAGCTCACACGGTTTTCAGCATCTGGAGCCACATCTGAGCCAAATTCCACCTGTTCAGCAAGATTATCCCGACTTGAAACAGCTATAGAGCCAGTACCCTTGTCCACAATCGGCTTTGCCAACATCACGGTAGACCGACCTACATCAATATCACCCGTTGTAATGATGGCAGTCTTAGGCTGACCAGAGAAAGATATGATCTTCTGCCCAGTTACACCAGCAAACAGTAATTGACCACCAGCAAACACCCGTGAATCCAACGGAATATCTAACGCATCAATACTTGCACTGTAATTATCTACCTGTTCTAACGTGGCTGAAGGTGTCAAAGCATACGCAATAGATGTTGCTGTAGTTTCCCCGTATGACCATTTATTTAAATCAATGGAAAATATTAATAAATATTTACCGCCAAACGTATTATTAAATTTCCATATTACTAACTTATTAATAGGATCAACCGTAGCACTCATTCCTGTAGGTATTTCATTAGGAATAGCATTATTAAAAAACCAACGGTTTACTTTCTCAGTGCCAATGTTCTTAGTTGATTGACCATCACAAACATAAAATCCATCGTCTGCAAGGAAATACGTTAGATTCCCATACTGAGCGATAGATCCATTAGAAATACAGCCCAAAGACCGGCTAATAGCATCAAACTGGAAGAAGAACGGAGAGCCAGCATAGCTCATCCGGTAAATAGCACGCTCTAGAAATACCAGACCATACTCACCACCAGCCAAACCAGTAATATCACCACCGTCAGGCAGGATCTGGTTATCCGACTGAGAAGCAGCACCGGGAGTCCAGTCTGTCTCATCGTTAATATCTGACCAGTAGACCTTGCTTGTATCTGTACCATCGTTAGCCGCAACCACAAAGTCGCGAACAACAGTAACAAACTTAGCAATAGGTGCAGCAGCAGCCAAATCACCAAAGTAAGTTGATGAGTTTAGCGTCCATGCTTGCAGCTTGTCCTGACCGTTAGCCAGAATCATCTTAGGGCCGAACTGGGTTACATCCCAACCTTCAACCGCTGTGTAACCCGTAGTCGTAGCTGCATCCAAACTAGCATCATTACTGTCAAACTTGTATATTTGAGTTGCACTAGCCGCAAACAATGTACTAGCCCCGCCAAACTTCCCAGCAAAAGTAATAAGCAAAGTAGCACCAGCAGCATCAGAATAATCAGCCTCACTCTTAATAGGAGAATATCCGTTAGCCACTGGATAACAATTCTTTGCGTCTGTTACTGTACCTGTTACACCAGGTTGATCTGGCAACCACTCCCCGAATAGAATCTTTTGCATTACTGCCTCAACCAAGTATTAGAAGATTGTGAAGCTGGTTGCCACGTACTACTTGCAGGTGTCGTATCAGTCCATGTTGACGATGTAGTAGCAGCATCTCCCCATTCCTCACCGATAATTTGACCATTCGCAATGACATCAGCATTCGCTGTAACTAAAGCATTAAAACTGTAAGTAGCACTACCATAAGCCGAAACCTCAGCAAACCCGCTAATATTTGCTGCGCCGCCAGCCGTAATGTTACCAATTCCAGTAACTGTTGTATTGCCAGTAATATCACCTGAAGCAACCCTAACCCTAACGGCTTGGCCTTCAACCGAGGCATTAGCAGATATATCACCAGAAAATAACCTTGCTCTAAATGCAATAGCAGAAATAGCAGCAGCGGCAGACACATCACCAGCAAATAATCGCACTCTTAAAGCAGAACCAGTTACGGTTGCGTCAGCCGTAACATCCGCTGAAGCGTCTACGTAATTACCAGCAACAAATAACCAGCCAAGGTTATTGCCTGAGTCTACGTTGCCGTTTGATGTAGGCGCACTCCAAGTAGCACCGCCAGTTGCATTACTGTCCCGAATATCAAGGTAAGACACGTTTACAGTGCCAGAGGACTTAGATAGCGTAAATCTTGTTCCAAGGCTAGAACTGCGAATAGATACCAAGTTACCCGACGATCCGGATAAGGTAAACGCATTGACTGTCGTTGTCGTACTAGCAGGGAACGTGATCTGACTTGCTGTGGCGTTCGTATTGGCAATATCGTTAAACGTATTTGCACCAGTAATTGTCAGCGTTCCGACACCGCCTTGATTTAATGTGCAGTTGTAAGTAGAACCACCACCGACAAACGTCTTGGCAGTTGCAGCAGTCATGGAGATTGTGCCTGTGCCCGTACCTGCTGTAGTGGTAAATCCTGTTGGAGCCGCGTTATTCCAAGCGGTGGCACTTGCAGCAGAACAAACTAAAGTTCCACCATTAAACGTCAAATTTTTTGTTCCAGTAGAAGTTGCTGCGGAGGTGGTATTTGTAAGAGTAAACCCAGCTAAATTAAGCGTCCCGTTCGTTAGTGTTGTCGTAACATTTTGACCTGCATCAGCCAGCGTAGTCGTAATTCCGGCTGTGTTGATATTTAATATATCAATCGCTTTGCCTGTATACGTTAGCGTGCCTGTGCCAACCGTTGTAAAGTCGGTAGTTGTATAAGTCCCACCACTTGCAAGAGTAAAGCCGTGACATGAAATGATCTGGTTGCCGGGGTTAGACGTTGACCCAGTAAAGTTAATTTGCCTAAATGAACCTACGAATGAAGGAACTGATGCGCCTGATGTCAGGTTGATGTTCAACCTGTTTGATGCTGTAGCTCCGCTAGAAGAACCAAAGTTAAATGTCCTTGTAACAGACATTCCTGCCGATATGTTTGATGTGCCAGTAAACGTAAAGTTTGTGGCAGTTGCCATCGACAGAACTGTTGATCCGGCTGTGGTTGTAGTGGTGACAATTGAGCCGGTTGTACCAAAAGCTACAGAGCGCGTGAGGCTGTTGGATGAACTAAACACACCTGTACTTAACGTCAGGTTGTTTAGGTCTAACGTGCCTTGCGATAGAAACGTTGTAAGTGTTAAACCTAACGTCAGATTGTTTGTAACAAGTTGAATACCCCCGCCCGGCGCATTTATTGATACTGGCTGAGTAAATGTTTTACCCCCAGAATTAAGTGTTTTTGTTGATCTGTTGGAAAATGTATAATTACCAGTACCAGTCGGCGTTACACCTGAACCATAAGTAAAATTTCCATAAAATATAGGAAATGTCGTACCTGATGCTAACGTCATTGCGTTAGTACGTGTTGATGCGTCTAACGTGCCTATATTCCAAGCACCGTTAATTGTAATAGTATTACCAGCAGTAAGTCCGGTATTTTCAATAATTGCCGTATCTTGCGGAAGCGGATAGTTTGTAGTTGCTACACCTCCACCTGAACTCGTTGCCCAAGCGTTTGCGTCCCAGTTACCACCAGCCGCCAAATTCCAATACTTGCTTGCTCCAGCCACAAACGTAATGTTGCTGTTACCCCCGCAATCACCTAGCCTAGTACCAGATAATGGAGACGCTGCACCAGCTATTGTTATGTCACGGAAGTCAACGTCTGTCATTGCCGCAATAGCTGCACAAGTTAATGTGCGGGATGTTGTTCCAACATTAGCATCGGTACGAACAAACTGTCTTTGATTACCGTTAGCGCCATTAATTGTCAGCGTTCCATTGATTGTCTGGTTTCCACCAAAAGAAATATTATTAAGCCCCGCAGCACCAATCGTAGCAAACGTCAAGTTATTAAATGTATTAGCGCCTGAAATTGCTTTTACTCCATCTGTCGCTGTTGTTGATGTGAAAGATACGTTGTAGTAAGTAAGATTACCGCCATCAAAAGAAGGAAGAATTCCCGTAGCCGTTATTGTTGACGTTCCAGCATTTAATGTTGCATTAGTGCTGGTTGTCATAATCCACGAGGAAATGCCACTACCACTTAAAGTTATTGTTGACCCATTTAAAGTTATTGTCCTTGTATTGGAATTGTCTGAAAAAAATATTCCAGCAGTAACCGCATAATTACTTACTGAAGTATCAAATGTTCCGTTAGTAAGTGTTAATGTGCTACTGCCGCAGCTAAACGCAGAGCCAAGTGTCCACGCACCACCAACCCCGTTGAGCGTAACATTTCCGCCAAAAGCAACGCCATTAGTCGTTATTGTCTTGCCTGTAGTCGTGGCGTTAAATGTCGTTGTACCTGTATAGGTACGCGTGAGATTAGTTGCAGGAAAAGATAGACTACCGCTAACAGTCAAGCCAACGCCTGAACCTGCTAGGGTCATTACTCCATCAAGACCGCTGATTGTGATGTCGTTGCAAACCCGTGGTGAGTTTGCCATCGTGACAGTAAACGCACCTGTTCCTACGTTTGAGTTGACGTTAAAGAAGACGTTATCCGCAGCCGTAGGAACAGAAGCACCACTAGCACCGCCTGATGATGCAGCCCAGTTAGTCGTGCTGGTGCTACTCCATGTGCCAGTGCCACCAACCCAATAGCGATCTGCCATTTATCATTCCTCTGGTGGTAGTTCTTCGTCTTCTGGAAAAGGCGCTGTTATAACGGCTATCCAGTTGTCTAACCGTTGCTGTTTCATCGCATCAATCTCAGACTCAGTAAACGTATGATCGTCTGGCAAATGCAAGGCATCGCAGAACTTACCGTACTGAGTATCAAAAGAGAAATCTATTTTCATTATGCCAACGTAACAGATAGGTTGCCAGTGGTAATGCGGAAGATGTCATCAACATCAATAACCTTAGATGTAGTCAATGCAGTGTGATACAGCAAATTACCGCTAGTTGAAGCATCACGGATACCAATGTGCGTTATCGTCCCCCATGACGATGTGCAAGTAGGGAATTCAACCGCAGCACTATTGGTACTAACGCCATTACTGGGCGCACCAAAAGTAACAGCAGTACGAGCATAAGAACCACCAGAGACTTCTGTACCAGTATCAGCATCAGTTGGGTCAGTTGTGTAAAGAGCAACATAGACTGTTGCAGGGCTTGTATAGCTCGTATTACGCAAGGTAGCGTTAATCAGAGCGTTTTCTAAATAATTCGACATTTCTGCCATGATTTACCTCACGTTATAAGACATTGCCATAGGCTGACCGCTGTACTCACTAGCTTGGTCAGAGTTCGATATAGAAGCGATAGAACGGTCATAGAGCGAAGCCCAGACCTGCAATCTCGCATCGTTCATCAAATACGGTTCAGCCTCACCTAGAGCCGCATACAGCAGCGCATCAGGACAGTTAGCCAAGAATACGTTGCTGGTATTTGCGTCGCTCAGTAGCGTAGGCTTTGCGTAGTACAGCATCTGAGCCGTATACGCAGTATCAGGGATAGGGGCGAATTGAAGCTCTGAGGCCAGCACAGTATAGATTCTAGGAATGCCAGACTCAGTAGACCTAGAGCCAGCGTAGAACGTATTAGGAGCCTCGTAGGACAAGGAACTAATCGGAGTCGTATTCAAGTGAATATCCCGCATCTCCAAGAAGTCCGTAGGCAATCCAACCTTAGAATTACCGCCAGTCGTAGTAGCCGTAGCCACCACCAACATCTGACGAATTCTCAAGTCTCTACGCAGACGCTCCTCAGCCAAGCGAATAAAGTCAGGGATTACTGAAGTCAGGTCACTACGAGCTAGGTAGTTCGCTATCGTAGTCTTTAGGTCACTGTAGCTCGTAAATGCCATGTCTATTTCCCGTTATTGTGCGCCTCTATAGCGCCTTCCTCTACATCTTCCCACCGATACTCATAAGTACCAATGTGACCAATATGCTTTGAGAGACTGTGATCTACATAAGTCTGGATTCCAGCATCAAGTGCCTTAATGCAGAAATGTACATCCTCACCGATAATCCCCTTTGTCCCCCAACCCACATCAAACCAAGGCTTAGGAACCTTCTCAAAGACTTCCTTGCGAATCATCACCACACCAAAACCAACCGCCGTAACAGGCTCTATGCCTTCCCTACCCATCGAATCTATCTTGTGCCACGCATGACGAATAATCTTACCCTCGTCATCCTTCTCAATCTCAAGGTTCAACGCAGTCGGCAGTGTAGGCTTACGTCTTGTTACCGCATTAACCCCAACAATCGGAACCTCACGACTTAACAAAATGTCAATAGTGTCGTTAGGAAACCGCATATCTGAGTCAATGAACAGAACCGCATCACATCCCTCTTTGAGAGCAGCATCTACTAGCTTCTCTCTCTGATCGAATATTAGCGTTCCCGCCATTGTGTACAGCTTTAGGCCGTTACCATCTTGAGAACACCTATGCTTAGAATCTCTGCCAACCATCTTGGCAAAGTCAAAAGCAAAAGAGGTGTGAACCTCGTCCCTAGCTGGTACGCAAACGCCTACGTTCATTAGTTCCCCTTAGAGATAGTGCCACGGTAAGTCTTCCAAACAGCATTATCAGGATTATTAAGCCAACTGGCAAACGCTGCGTCATCCAAAATGCTAAAACCTTTCATGATGCCTATCTTGTTCAAGTCATCAATGACCGTGAACGGTATCCTGGCTACATGGTGCAAGTCTTTAAGATGCCCAGTCCTTTGCTTGTCGAACTCTAATTGAGCCTTGTTAGCCTCAATGATCTCCGATACATCCTGTTTAGTCTCAATGACGATACCGCCATCACCGTCTGCGTGTACTGCCGTATCTCTAAAGTCCGTCATAATTTCTCGATGTGCGACCAAGTTCTGCCAGTTCTAACCCCTCGGACGCAGTTAGAAGAAACTCCTAATTGCTTTCCAAGCGCAGTATTGTTTAGTGTGCTTGATCTAATCAATCTTACCTTTTCGGCATCTAGCAGCGACTTGCCGTTGCTTTCACCTAAAGGAGCTACTGTTTTCTTACGACCCTTTCGGATCATGTCCTGCGTGTTTTCCTTAGGCGTTCCAACCAACAAATGATAAGGATTTACACAACTAGGATTATCGCATTTATGCATAACGTACATACCATCAGGTATATCTTTTTTATTATTCAATCGCCAACTAACCCTATGTGCGCCATCCGATCCATCAACCTTAGCGCCTAAAGATATTCTGCCGTAACCATTAGGAAGAAGTTGCCCAGTCCAATGCCAACAATCATCTTCCGATTTCTTGTCAACAAACCGCCAGAATCTTTCCTCTAATGTGCCGCGACTATATTTTTTTATTTCGGTAGTTCCGTGAGTCTTTTGCCTTACATAATGCTTGTAGCACAACCCAAGACTTATTACCCTCACGGAACTATCACAACCATCGACTAAGCATTTCATAAAACCTCCCATGAATAATCACAAGAGGTATTATATATCCTAATCCATCAAAGTGCCATGTTCAAGTCCGCAATTATGCCATGAGCAGCCTCGTTCTTAACCTCAAGGGTGCACTCGACCAAGATTTGAGTCTTGTCAGCATCGCCAGCCTTAGCCAGTTCGTTTGTCTGGAACGGACGCAGGTAAGCGATAGCTGCGTACTCAGGATCAAGGATCAGAGCATCGCGGGTACGCATGAAGCGGTTAGGAACCACCGACATATTGCCGAAGTCACTGACGTAGATGTCAGCAGCACCGATAATCGTCGAAGGAGCCGCACCAGTCACGTTGAAACGAGTCTCAGCGATACCAGTGAACGAGCTAACCTTCTGCTTGCCAGTTGCGCCAACCATCAGCACCTTAGGCGAACCACCGGACACAAACACCTCAGCCACAACCTCTTTCAGCAGGGCTTCAGTGAAGGTACGGGTGTTACCGTCAGTACGGGTAGATACGCCGATAGTCGTAGGATCACCACCGTTAGTCTGAGCCGACGAGTTGGTTTTGATCCAAGACAGGAGCGAACCCATCTTACGAGCAGTAGAGCCATCACCAGCAGAGCGACCCTGATTCGACAACAGGATGGTTTCCAGATCGCGCTTGATCTCTTGCGAAGCCTTAGCTAACTGATAAGCCTTCTCAGACTTACGACCAGCCTTGTTCACTGTGTCCAGAGTGCCAGAGACTTTGATAGTCTTTTGCAGAATCTGGGTATAGTTACCAAGACGGACAGTCGGAGACAGGGTAGCGTCCGAAGCATCAGCGCCTTCAACAGCAGCGTTAGCAGTCGTAGCGGCTGCAAGGTTGTCTGTCTGCCACTCATGATAAACAGCCGAAGCCTTACTCTTGCCAATCGAAGACATAAAGGGAGTCTCGGTTGGGCTGATGTCATAAATAACATCGGTCAAATCTTCGCGCTGACCAATTGCGCTATGTGCGGTATATGTTGCCATGATCTAATTTCCTATAAGAATCGTTCAAATACACTTGCGGCATCTGCCACCCGTCCGGATGACTTAGCTCGCGCTTTAAGTTTTCTCAGTTCCTCGCTATTACTATCCCTTGGCTTAGAGACACCAGGCTTAATCGCCTTTGGAGCCTCTGAAACCTTCTTGTTCATAGCTGGCTTGCTCGACTGTAGCTTGTCGTACTGCATAGCCTTGTACAGCGTCAGAACTGCTCTGGAATCGAACACATTACCCAATTCCTCATCAGAGAATCCTAGTTGCTTGCCAAAGTTGCGAATTTCCTTACGGATTGTTTCGCCCTTCTCTGGATCAGCATACTCAGGTATCGCAGCAACTAGCTTCTCAGACTCAGCAGCAATCGTCTGCCTCATCTGTTGTTGCCTGTCATATTCTTGCTGTTGAGTAATTCTTTCTCGTTCAGCACGAACCTGCGATAACTGCTTCTCCCTTTGAGACATCTCAGCGACCTTAACAGCATAGCCGATAGGATCAGTCTCTTTCAGGTAGTCAAGATTCTCAGACTCCTCTGGTTGGTGCAGCATCTGCTCGATCATGCCCAACCGTTGCGCGTATTGATCGCGCATTGCCTTAGCCTCTTGAACCGCTTGACGTTCGGCCTCAACCGCCTTGCGTTCCTCAGCTACAGCTTGCGATTTCTTGGTGTAATCTGTGCCAAGTTGATAAGACTTGATAAGCTCATCAAGGGTTACCTCCCGTTCTTCGCCAGCGGCTTTCACACGGAATGTCTGAGGTTCCTCTTGCTCATCCTCGCCATCTTCTTGTTCTACCTCTGATTCATCTGAATACTCAGACTCCTCAGATTCGGCATCGCTATCGTTGGCCTCTGCTTGGAGTTCAGGTTGTTCCTGTTCGGAGCCTTCTTCCCCACCCATTAGACCCAAGATAGCGTCTGCTGCACCATTTACCGTTAACTCACCACTACCCTCAGGTGTCGTGTTTTGAGTATCGCTCATTTATGTTTCCTAAATTATATCGGGAACCGCCCGACACGGGTTACAAAATCTTCATCCTTTTCTCGTCGATCATCTTCTGAGCAGCGACACCTTCAAGATAGGATTCAACAGATTCCAAGACTCGGAGGCGCATATACGCTTGTTCCCTAGTCTCAGTATCCGAATAATCACTTGTTACAAACTTGTTAAGTTCTGTGCCTCGGAGTTCTTCCATCATCTCCTGCCACATCGGCTCCCTAAGCAGGTTAATAGCCCACTGTGCTTTATCCACCAGTCAGGCTCCCTAGCTCTCTAATTGCTTTCAAGACAATCTCAGCCTGTTTGTTACGGCTATCCTCGTCAGCCAGATCCATAGCCAAAACCGCTTGCAGTTGCTGGACTGCTAACTGAGCTTCCTTAATCCGAATCTCGGCCTGATCCTTCTGGTTCTTCATCTGCATCTCAATGCCCTTGCGAGTGAACTCAGCCTCCAGACTTTGACGTTCCAAATCCAACTTAGCGGCATCAATCTGCGACTTAGCCTGTGTCTTCTCACGCTCTACCTGCATCAGCATTTGAGCTACCTCAGCCTGTGCATCAGGAGTAGGTGGCTTTGGCTGCGACAACTGAGCATCCATCTCAGGCGTAATCTCATTCATAAAGGCTGTAGCGTCCTTAAACCCTGCTGCCTCAATGAACCTAGCCAATGTGTTGCGGTACTGACCCACTGTAACCAAAGGATTGGCAGGGCCATACTGCTGAATAATCTGTTCCTGTTTAGCAAGAACCATCTGCAACATGGTTAGCTTCTGATCCCTGTCACCTGAACCCAGTCCGACATTGACCGACACATCGTACTCATTCGACCATGTACGAGGATCAAACTGTACATACTTGCCACGCATACGGACTATCTTAGCCTTGTCCTGATACTTGCCTAGCAGGTACAGAATGCCCTTAAACAAGCTCTTAACACCAGTCTCAGCAAAGATACGAGCAATCAACTCCAGCTTGCCAGAGTTAGACTTCATCATCGCAGCCACAGCAGCAGCCGTAACGTTAGACAATACGTCTGGATCCATACCCTGCTGGGCATCATTAACACCAGTACGCTTGGCCTGTACGGAGTCCATGTACTCCAGCATTGGCATAGCCTGACCAAAGGTAGACTGCACCTGCAATGGAACTAGAGCGTTAGGGTTCTTCATCCGGACAATACCGCCAGGAGTCGCATTCAGCAGGTCATCCAGATTCACCTGACCATCAACAGCACCAACCCGATTATTGTTCGTCAGGTAGAGGTTATCCAGAGACTGACGAGTAATAGTGGACTTGATAAGCTGGATGTCCATAGTCCGATCTGCCAGAGACTGACCGAAGAACTTATGCGGAATCGGTATAGGGCAGATGCTATGGAACGGAATATAGTCGCATTCTTCATCTTCAAGGATCTCCGAACCACAGTAAACGATACGATGCAGTTCGGCAATACCGTCTTCATCCTCGTCAATCCGAATATAGCACTCGTATACCTCAACCGTCTGCATGGCAGGATCTAGGCTCTGTGCTTCGTCTGGCTGTTCACCCTCGTTAAACCGAGCAATACGCTCAGGGCTGAACGATAGGTCATCATAAGAAGGTAGCTCATCTACGGTATCTTTGTCGTAGCCAAGCGCAATCAACTCTGACCGCTGCATTAGCTTACGATGAGCTACAAAAGGAGCATCCTCGATATTCCGAGCAGCCTTGGAAATCAGGAACTCCTCAGGAGGGACATTCTCAATCTTCACACAGCCGTACTTATTAACACGCTTGACAGTCACAGAGTAAGACGGAGCCTCGATAGGCATACCCATCATATCCACGCCAGCCGGAACCATCTCTACGCTCTGCCTGACTACTTCTAGCGACTCATCAGACAACAAGAGAGCCATCTCATCCTCAGTCAAGCTCTGGTATTTCTCTTTGGTAACGTCTTCCTTAGCATCCCAATAGGACTTAACTACGCCAACCTTTTGCAGCAGGGCATCTTTGAACCAGTTGTGCAGGATCAGTAGACCCTCGTTCTCACGGTAGAACACCCAGTTACAGTAATCTGTGGCCTGTTTAGCAGACTCCTCATCATTGGCAGTCTTAGGCTCAAAATAGACAATATCCTCAGTAGTCGTAAATACTCGGATAAGTTGCGGCAATGCACCGTCAATAGCTTCAGCAACCTCACCAGTAACGATCTGGCTGCGGCCTTCTACCTCATTACCATACGGGTTACGCAGGTAATAATCCAACGCTCTACGACGTTCTTCTGTGGTTTCTGTCTCAATGTAGCCGATTGAGTTATCTATCTCGGCTTCAAGTATGCCCTTGATCTGGCCTTCATCCATCTTCATAGCAAACCCTTGCAAGAATTTTGCTTATTATACAACCCATTTGGTATTGATAGGCAAGTCTGATGACCACGAAACATCGCTCTCGTCAAGCCCAATCGCCAAGTATCTGAAGGCATCTGAGTAGTGGCTAGACCAGTCGTGTAATGGCTTGTCGTAGAAGACCTGTTGCTTCTCGTTATATTCCCTACGGTAGTTCCGAATAGCGTCTAGTCCAGCCTTAGTCTTGTGGTCAAACCAGCATCTAGGAAGCAAGCGTCTAACAGCCTGAATACCATCAGCTATAGACAGTCGAGGCGCAACCGTAATGTCCAACCCTGCCTCCTGCAATACTTCCTTACGGCTGCGACCAGTGCCTAGCTCCCTTACCTCCACATCGTGCGGGAGTATCTGTGCAAAGCCTTCGTACTTGTTTTCTCTGAGCCAGGATACATACCAGTCCAGACCGACTCCGTGGTTCTCGACGCAGTCGATAAGCCGCACTTCTTTGCCAGCAATTTGGCAAATCCAGAGGCAAGTAGAATCGCCCATACCGAGATCCCAAGCAACAAAAGACTTGCAAAGATCATCCCTGTCAATAGTGGTAATACGATTTTTGGCTTCGAGATCGTTAATAATCTGACCATAATAACTACCCTCAACCGCTGCGTTAAAGGAACACTCAAACTCCTGCTGGTACTTGTCCTCCCCCATCTCCTTACGAGCGCCCCAGAGTTCTTTGTCGCTGAGGATGCCTGTGTCACTAGCCTTGAACTCCAGTAGCTTCCAGCCTTCCGCTGTCTGTGCGCGATCCCTAAAGTCAGCAAAATGGTTCTTACCTTTAGGCGTACCAATAAAGAGACACCACGTAGGAGCATCGTCTGTATTCCTATCTGCTAGGGCTGGCCTGATGACCTCGTTCCAGATTTTAGGGTTTTGATCTCCGATCTCATCCAGTACAACACCATCAAAGTATTGACCACGCAAGCTATCAGCGTTATCAGAACCATAAAGACTAATCCGTCTTCCCCAGAAGTCAACCCGTAGCTCCGAGATATTTGCAGTAGCTCCCAAAGGGCGAGTGAACTCAAGCAGATAGTCCCAAGCGACACGCTTAGACTGAGCGTAAGTAGGAGCAATATAGGCAAATCGTGGGTTTGGTTTCTTGCACTCAATGGCAGCCTTTATCAAGTGATTGATAGCGCTTACAGTTTTTCCCATACGACGATGGGCCACTACAACCGTAAACCTGTGGTTATCTACTGCCTCATGGATCTTTAGCTGCTGATCCCTCGGCTTATAAGCTATCTCGATTACTTCTGCCATGTAACTTGATGTATTTGAGCGCCACCGTCTGGCCCAGACAATTCCTGCTTCTGTGTCTCAGCCCATTTCATCTGAGCCTTAGTCCACCAGATCAATGCAGTCGTATCACCTGATTGCGCCTTGTTAAACAGCGTCTTGGCTATCTGTGCGCTTGCCTTAGCCTTACCCAAATCAAGCTCAACCCGGTAATGCTTACGCAGCGTCTTATCATCTATGCCAATAAGCGCTCCTATTTGTTCATGAGGCAAGCCTAATCCAGCCGATGTTTCGACTAATCGCTTGTTTTCCTCTGTTGCAATATGTTCATTCATTTTATTAAGGGGAAATGTTAATCATTAGTCAATAATACAGCCTTTTTGCCCGTGAAGTCTTCCCATCGCTTTACTATTACATCGCAGAACCTTGGATCAAACTCCATTATGTATGCGGTAATGTTGTGTTTTTCTGCCGCGATAAGAGTACTTCCACTTCCACCAAAGTAATCTGCAATGGTCTTTGCTGACAAATTAAAGCGCTTAATTATCCATTCCATTAATTCAACCGGCTTTTGTGTTGGGTGAACTCTGTTTGTTTTTTCAGATGCTTTGGTAAATTGCCTAACAACACTTCTAAAATTTGCCCATGCAAGCTCGCAATCTGTCTGGTCACTTTGACCATTGTTCTTATCCCATACCAACCAGCATTCGCTATCTGGCAATGCGGAGCAGTAATAATTTGCCCCCCACCATATTTGCTTTGCTTCAGGATACATTCCATAAATCAACCTGAATGAGTCTTTAGCAACATCTGGTGTGTCATCTCCCAAAATATCAATTTTATAATTTTTCTTTAAAACAGAAGATTTTGATACTGCATTCATTCCGTAGGGCGGGTCTGTATGAATCAAATCAGGATATACGCCATTCATCAGTTTCTCTACGGCATCAATACTCGTACTATCCCCACACATCAACCGATGATTGCCAAGTTGATAAATATCACTTAGCTTAGTAACTGGCTCATCCGGTATATCAGGAACAGCATCCTCATCCGTTAGCCCGTCTACCTGTTCAGGCTCCAGCAGGTTATCTAGCTCTTTTGGATCAAAGCCAAGAATATCTAAGCTGAACCCAGCTTCCTTCAGGTCAGAAAGCTCTAACGTTAGCATTGACGTATCCCAACCTGCGTTCATCGCTAATTGATTGTCAGCAATAACATAAGCCTTCTTCTGGCTTTCAGTCATATGCGCTAACTCAATTACAGGAACATCCGTCTGGCCTAGCTTTCTTGCAGCCAATAACCTGCCATGCCCGGCAATTATCCCGTTGGTTCCGTCTACTAATATGGGGTTTGTCCAGCCGAATTCTTTGATGCTGGCTGCTATTTGGGCTACCTGAGCGTCAGAATGTGTACGGCTGTTTCTGACATAAGGGATGAGTTTCTCAACCGCTACTTGTTTAATTTGCACTTGCACTACCTTTCAGGTGTCATGCGTAAAAAACTTCGTACATATCCGGCCTGTTAGCCTTTATCCACTCTCGCGGTTCCTCATGGCATTTCTTGAAGTCTGTGCCTACCGTCTGGCTTCCTGCATGATGCACATAAGCCCTTGACACAAAATGCCTAAATCCTGCCTGTTGCAGGTCATGGCATATTATATTATCGGAATACCAATTTGTACTAGGAAACTTAGCCGTATTCCATGCCTTCCTGCTTATGCTGGCAAATATTGGCGCGATTACATTCGTTTCCTTGATCTGCGCCTCACTGCGCCACCTTAGCCCTACCCTACTGTCATCCTCTACAGGGAACCTGATATTTTGATCTGGCAATACATAGTCAGACCTAGCCCCCAAGATTCCGTAATTTAGGTCGTTTGATTCCAGAATTCTCAGATCCTCTGCCAGCAGCTTTATCGTATTCGGGTTCAGCACCACATCGTCATTACTGAGGATTACTGAGTCAAACTTGCCATGCTGGAATGCGTAATCTGTAGCCGTATTGTAGGCATCACCAAAGTTACTCGATAAATTAGGACTCCAAACTAGGTTCGGCAGGATTCCCTTAACCTTGTGCCACAGGTCTAAACTATTCCCAGATAGGTATACAGGCATTGTAGGCGCATAGACTCTGATGCTCTCCAGCAATACAGTTATGCCAGGATTGTTTACCGTACAGATGACTATTGCTTGCACAAAACCACCTTCATAGAATCGACTGCTCTTGGCGTTCTAAGAATTTCCTCATCGGGAAAGTTGCCTTCAGACATTTTTGTGCCTAGCACTGATAAGTTAAAACTCAGCTCTGTTAACTTAAACCCTGAATCCCACCCCAAATACCAGCACCAGTCAGTATAATACAGCCAACTGTTCTCATTAAATGCCCGTACATGAGTCGGATCTTGCCATGCGCCAAGGCTTAATTCATACGGAACAGAAATAATAAATTTCCCGTTCGGGATTAATAAGTCCCGACAATTCCTCATGGCATCGACTAGGTTGGGGATATGCTCCAGAACATCGTTAGCCAGAATAGTGTCAAATATCTCTGGTCTTATCTTGATCTGTCCGAATCGAGTCTCAACAATCTGACCCCATTGAACCTTTGAAATATCGCAACACCAGTCAGGTTTTACCCTTGACTGAATGTCGGAGTTTAGACAATCTTCCCGCCAATCCTTGCCGGAACCTAGATTTAATATCACTTTTTCTTGTTTCTAGCGGAAATTGCTGCGGCTTTCTTCTTGGCATCTGCCTTACTGCTGGCTCCCCATGCTCGTAAAGACAGTAGCAGACGAGTAGGCTCACCATTTGGCTTCTTCTCCGCACCAGGCATCCCACCCATTCTGGCTAGGAAGCTGGCTCTACGTGGGTTGTCTCCAGACTTAACCGGAGCCTTTAGGTTAGAACCAGGGTTCTCAGCCTCGTAAGACTTCCTACCCTTCTCGTTCAGACCACCCTTGGCATTCTTTCCTGCCTTCTTAGTCCATGCCGCTGTCATTTCTTCTTCTTTGCTTTGCTCTTGGCAGTACGGGAACCGCGCATCGGCAGAGATATTTCAATCTCAATCTTGCCATTTTTACCGTTCTTACCGTTCTTTTCTTCTTTTTCCTCGTGCATACAATTCTTACCGCCTTTGCACTCGCCGCCCTTGCACTTAGGGCATGATTTCATACCTTTCATTTTTTAGCCTTTTTAGGTGGTTTTGCAGTCTTAGCCGCTTGCTTGAAGTCGGCCTTAGTAGGAGCGCCCTTAGTACCTGGCTTATTCATCTTCTCGCCTGAGCCAGCAGCTATACGCTTTTGCTTTGCATTAATATTGGCATAGAGACCTGTTTTCATTTCTTGCCCTTCTTCTTAGCCATGCCAGCTTCGCTAAGTGCAATTGCGACCGCCTGTTTCTGAGACTTGACCACTGGGCCGCCCTTACCGCTATGCAGCTCTCCCTTGCCGAACTCCCTCATAACCTTGGCTACCTTCTTCTGGCCTTTGGTCTTCTTCATTTAACAATTCTCCTAGCTGTAATTGAAGTTCCTGCTCAGTAACACCGTAAGCCCTTTCAAAGGCTTTGCGACCTAAACCGTGATAGCCTGAGTTTCCCCTGTGATGGCTTGGGCATAACGGCAGGACGTTATCGTGCGAGTTCCTGACTCCCATCCCTAAACCAAGACCTCGGATATGATGGATCTCAGCCGGAGTGCCAGGATAACCTGCTCTATAGCAGATTATACAACCAATGTCTGCAACTTTTGACAAGTATTGTGCTTCTCTTTTACGCACGATTTTTACCTTCTAGCCGCTTCTGAGCCAGCTTTACTATGTGTTTTATCTGGTCTGGGTAGTAGTACCAAAGGTTACCGAATGACTGCAACCCGATTTCCTCAACATCCTGATCCGTTAACTTTCGCAAGGTTAGCGGCAATTCGCTCTTGTCTAGCAAGGTTTGTTGGATCATAGTCGGCGAATCCGTCTACGTCACCGCACTCTGGACACTCAGTGAGAGTATC